GGATATAGCTTGAAGGGTACTAAGCCATCATCTAATGATATTACCTTACAATAGGTTTCAGCAAAGTGTATAGAGTCCCCCATACACTTCTGATATTCTAATATATCTTCTTTAGTCCAATCTTGGGTAATACCATCTCTTTTTACTGAAGCATTACCTAAATAAGACTCAGGTTTTTTCGTTGCCATTATCAATCACTTTTTCATTTTGTAGTAGTCTTTGTAGGTCAGTAGTAGATCCAACAAATAAGTTATTATTAATAGTTCCCCCTTCTAAGGCAGGGGTATTACCACTAGCTTTCTCAACTTCTTTTCTGGTCTTATGCATCTTAAGTATCTTCTCAGATATATCAGCATTTTGTTTGATTAGTTGGCCTAAGACCTCAAAGGCCCTAGGGTGTTCAGACTCTCTAGCTAATTCCATCATTAGCTCAATAGCTTCATCACCTTGATCAGTTAAATCATATAGGGATTGTCTAATTTTATTATAATCATCATCTAAATCATCACTCATATTATATTTTAGGGTTCGTTAAAAAAATCTATTGTCTCTGTATATGGTGTTGTATCACCGTCAACTTTCTGAAGTTCAAAGGTTTCACGTGAATCCGAATCTCTATAGTATACTTCAGTATCAGTAATAATACTACCTCTATTATCAATACCTTGATAGTATTTGATTCTTGTTTCAAATGTTAATGTATACACTATAGTTCTTCTACTTAAAAAATCACCTTCATATTCATCGTTAAGGGTAACCCCTGTTAATACAATTGGAACATCCGATGTTAGGTCCATATCTGGAATATCTTTAATTGTTACAGTATAATCAGGTTGAAATATCGGAATAATTTGTTCAAGTATTTGTAGGGCATCGTCTTGGGCATTAGTCATAATGTTCAATTCAAAACCTACTTTATAAACACTTGGGGCTCCTAACGTAGTTATTTTTGTCTTATCATTAGGATCAACTTTAATAAACTTCTTATTCTTGTTAATTCTAGCAGCCCCATCGTAAGACATATCAGTGATTTCGAAAGAGATACGTGGTAATTTAATACCTATTTTACTATCATCTAAGTTCTCTTTAGATCTAGCTAAGAACTTCTGACGAGGGCCATAGGCTAATGGTACCTTTAACTTTTGTAATACCTTACCTAAAGCATCAGTCTTAACCACCGCTAAGTTATTAAATAAACTACCGAAGACAGATACCATCCGTCTTGTACTTGAATTGTAAAAGTGATTTTCAAACATTATGGCATACCAAATGGGTTATTTTCAGAGAAGTCAATAATACTATCAGCTTCATATTCAAAGATATCATTACTAGCATAGGTGCTATCATGATTAAAACTACTTGCAGTATCATGTATAGAACCATAATTATAAGAGGCCCCTGATTCTGTTCCTATGATAGGGTTACTTGGATCTATTCTAAACTCCATAAATTTACCATCAGATGTAGTATAACTTACTACTGTTAAATTACCTGTATCTAAACCAGTATCATCCCATTGGGCTACTTCAGCTTCTATATTAATCGGAATACCATCATCGTCATTAACGCCTGTCCACTGGGTAACAGTTTCACCAATAGTATAATAACCAGCTCCAGTTATCATTAGGTATGTATAAGATGTAGCATAATGTCTTTCAATCTCATCGATTGCTTCAACACCAGTATCAAATACTTCACCGTTATATTCGAATAATTCAGCTTGTAATTTATAAACAGGTACGTTCTGTAATTGGTAGAATGGCTGTTCGTGCTCTACGAATTTAATCTCGAATACAGATTTTGACATAGGTAGATATAACAAATCACCTTCTAATGGTCTAATATTAGTTAATTCATCAGATAACCAAGCACCAATTTGTTTATCCCATCGACGTTTAGATACAATAAATGTGGCTTGGTCTCTTATTTCTAAACCAAACTTAGATAGTAAATCACCTTCCCCTTCAAACCCATCAACATTCTCAATATACATTTCCACTACATAAGACTCTAAGAATTTAGAATAGGATTCATTTAGTATTTCATCACGGGTAATTTGTTGACGTGGGATATAAATTATATCCTGGCCATAAATCTGTGTAGCCTCTATGATTAAATCTTCATAGAGATCTTGTTCTGATTTTACGCTGCCTGAAAAGTATACTGAAGTTGCCATATTAGTCGTTTATCCTATTAACCTACAGATATTGATACTGATGGATACCATTTATCTACTGTAGAAAAAGTATCTGATGGTCCTACTGATTGTGTCGTATAGTAGAATGATCCACCACTAAATGTTATATCTTGGGTATCATCATAGCTCATAACAACAGTAGGCCATGTTAGACTTACCTCAGTCCACATCTCATAGTCAGGATCACTAATATCCCCAATCTCCAATTCATTAAATGACAGTGAATATCCTGCTGAACTAAGCATGTTCCCGAAGCCATCATGTGACCACCCAAACGGCGCCCAGTCACCAACGGTTATATTAATGAAGTATGATGATCCTGATCCACCCATAGTTAATGTAGGAATGCCTAATCCAGATAGATCCAAATTACCAGTACTTTGATTACATACCGTCCCACTTTTTTTAGAATCAATATCTACTACAAAATTCCCAGCGCTATCAAATCCAGCTACAATATAAATTGGAGGGCCCCCATTTTCATCAGCTAATTCTACCACAGTATATGTATCTCTCAATTCATCTCTAATGTCTGCTGAATTGTATAAGGCCCCTAATGTACCCTTATGTTGTTGCCACCAATCTTGAGTAGCCTCCCAAAAAGTCTCGTCTGATACTGCCTGATCTATAAATTGATATAAAGCATTTCCCGCGTTCAAGCTGAAAAAATCAAAGAACCCTACATCATCCCCTACATCATACCAATCGAATGGTGAATATAAGAATGAACCAACGTATCCCTTCAGATAGTTGAAATAAGCTTCATCAGAACCTGCATACATTGGTCTGACCATAGATTTAATACTACCATAAATGGAAGCTTTCTGATCACGACTAAGACAATTAATGGAATCTATCATGGCCTTACTACCACCAGAAAGACCTATAACCGAACCTGCAGTTATTTTTACTCCTGCAGGAGCATTTTTATACCTAATGTCTGCCGGAGTTATATCTATTCTACTTCCAGGAGCAGCTGCTGATGCGTGGGCATGCCCATCACCATAATTAATAGCATCTAATCCCTCAAATAATATACTGCTTGTTGTTGTCATTCATTACCCCATTAAAAAGTCATCAGGCATTTGCCAAGCCAATTGCATATCTTCTTCAAGCTTCATAATTTCATCATTGGCTTGATTTAAGATTTCTAATCCGTTCATAGTAACTCCTCCAGGTAATTGCATACCTTCGAACTTACTCATGTTCTGTCCCCATTGTCTTTTGATTAGGGCTGTACAATATCTCTTTAAGAACATATCATTATATACATCGGTATATGTAGCAGGATCTACTATTTCATATCCCTCTATAACAATATAATCATCAACCTGTAAATCACCAAAGCCTTCATCAATATGAAGTCTATTCATATGACGATTGAATCTAAGTAGCTCTGTGCTATTAATGATATTATCTAGTAATGCTAAGTGTTGGGTTCTTGCAGCATAATCTTGGATATTAGATCTACCCATAGTGTTAAAGGCATACATATCTTGAAGCCTCATATTGTATTCTACATCAAAGAACTTCTCAACTGAACCTGATCCAAAGTCTAATAATTTGGTCACACTTGTAATACTATTTGGTATAGTCACATAGCTATTAGTAATATCGTCAGCCGTTAGTTTATGCTTATAGTACATACGAAGAATAGCATCATCATGGTACTCTTGATAATACTGTAAGGCATCATCAATACGATCTTCTACTTGATCCTGATCTACGTTAATTTCAATCACTGGAGCTCCTAAAGCCCTTAAGCAGTGATCGATTAGTTCTGGTCTATTAGTTACTTTTGCCATTATTATTCCTGTTGTATAAGGTTATTTATATCAGAATCTTTTTCTATATATTTTAAACGTGCCCTTAGTATCAAACCCTGCCCATACATGACCAGTTATAATATTAGCTTTAAAGTATCTACCTATTAACCAATCAGGGGGAGTAGTCCAAATACCACCAACTTGCTCTTTAATATCTTCTAATTCTGCCATAACATCACCTATTGTTATTGCTTGGAAAGCTTGGTATAATACTTCATATAAGGTAGAAGCAACTTTAACTAAAGTTGAATCCCTTTCAGTTCCTAATACTGATGCAGTTAATAATAGATTACCTAATAAGCCTTTAACTATATTAAATTCCTCAGGATCAGAACTAAATTCTGTCAGATATGCTAAGGCATAGTATATCCTAGATCCATCATCTATAGATGTATATGGTACTTCTTCACCACTTCTATTTAAATACGGATGATACTCTTTAGGTAATTCAACACCTTCCCCTTTGAATTCATATTCTATTGAGAATGGGTCATATCGTATGTATGAAGATCCGTACGTACGCATATCTAACTTCATATCTTCTCGCATAATACGATCAATTTCATATGCTATTTTATCAGTTACTACAGTAATGCCCATATCTTTTATGAGGGGATATACATCATTTTGGAAGGTAATACATCTATTCATTGCCATAGTGCCATACATTCTAGCCATGAATTCATCTTCGGCTTTAGCAGGGGTATAAATTGGATCTATCAAAGGTAATATATTTTTAACAATAGGATTTTCTTTTAATGCTATTATATTATTTACTACATTTGCAGCTTTTCTATATTCATCATATAGGCGATCAGCTGCAGGTGATCCATCTAAACCTTTAGCATAATCATCTAATATTTGCTCATTTAATATATCATATGTTAGCCTTGCATCTTTATAGGCATGATCCGTAAATAGCTTAAGCTCTATTCTCCCATTAATAACATCAGTAGAACTAAATAATACATCATCGCCTGCACCCCACCCAATTTTATAATGGCGATGGGCGCCAATTTCATGTAAGAATGTTTGGGTAATATCTGGAGTAACTAGAGTTAAAACCGTACGATCATTTGCAGAATCGTGGTAACCTAATATTACCCCCTCGTTTTTAGTAGTACCATCTTTAATGTGGTCTTTTAAATATTTAGCCCCTGGCTCGTATTCAGCCTGTAGTTGTGGTGCATTAGCCCAGCTAACTGAACTCTGTTGAACATCATGATAATCATTTAAAATCCTAACAGTTTTATCAGTAAATGTTTTAAATGATCCTCCAGCTTTACGGAAATTAGCCTCAAATGTAGGTGATGGATAATAATAGGCAGACAAGGTCGTGACCCCTGGATAATTAGATTCACGATCATTGAATACTAATAAAGTATGAGGGCCTATAGTAACCTGTCTATTGCCACCATGGCCTCTTGTTATATGTTTTAAATCCTCTGTCTTTATTAAGAAGTTTAAGGCACTTACTGGTTCACGTAGCTTTTTAATAACCCCAAAGATATAGGCTGGATGCTTTCCATGGAATGCGATTCTTACTGAATGAGCAAGTTCTTTAGGATAGGAACTAGCAGCAATTTCCTTTCTCATATAGGCTAGTAATTCTTTTTTTATTTCATCTAAGCCAGCTGTATCTGAAGTAACAATATACGTAGTTTTAGCTACGTATTTACCTTCATAAGCATAATTCCATATCCTATAGGTACGAGTCATCCCTGATACCTCTTTCACCCCAGGCATTATAAGAGATGTAGATGGTGGTATATGATCAGTTACTTCTTCAACAATTACCCCTCTATCTTTATAGAAGTCTAAATACTCAATACCAGATTTAACATCCAAAGTACTAAATATGTGGTCAACTACATTATTTACATCCTTTATATCAAAATCACCATGACACGGTACCTTAGGTTCTATAGGTCCTAATACCCCTCCACCTATTTTAGGGCTAATATTAGTAGCCTTAGTTGTATGGCATACCAAGTGGTTACTAGCATTCGAATAAACACCAGGGGTAACTGTAATTCCAGCTAAAAGATCATTATCATTATTACTATAAGTTCTCTCTAAATGGTGGCCTCTATAATATATAATTTTAGCAGCATCAGTAGTATCTGTATGTAATTTTAATAACCACTTATCAGTTCCATCTGATTCAGCTATATAAGCCACTACTAAAGCGGATATAATATCCCAAGAATAATAATCAATGATTTCTTCTTTAGTACGATTACGTACTATTATTGCGGTAAGAATTCTATCCCAAGCTGATGTAGAAGTAATAGATGATTTCTGATTAAACTCAGGGTATTTAGGAATATAATTTTTAGTAGTAAATACCTGCGATTTATATTTTAAAGTTTTAGGTAATTTCTTAGTAGTCATCATCTTACCACCAATACGTAGCTGTGATGGTACTTTATAGGTCCTATTAGGAGTATTTTTATCCCAATTAATACTTAACCTACGCCACCTAATTAGTGCAGTTGGAAACCAATCATTGTTTATAATCTGAAATAGCCCATAAGCCGTACTTTTAGGGTTACGTGAAGCAAGCTTAGGGTCCCAATTAACATTTTCAGCATCAACTATGCGGCCTAAAAGCCATAACATACTAGTTTCAAATTGTTCATAGGGTACAGCAAATGTAGGATTTCTATAGAGTAACCCATCATACATCATAATAATACCTATTTTAGTATTATTACCAAAGGCTGTACCAGAATATTTAATCTGGTTTTTTGAAGAGGCACAGCTAAACTTTTTAGCAGGGGCAATTAACCTATTAGTTAGGGTAGTTGTTTTTAGATTTTGATGATGATTAGCCATTAGTTCCAATCATCCGGTGGTAATAATAATTCATCTAAAGCATCCTCAAATTCACTTATATTCTCCATTAACCACATCCAAGCCCTATCCTGTTGCTTCCACAGCTCGCGCATACCTGCTCCTACAGTAGCACCAACCCCAGTAAATGCTATATCTACTACTTGTAGGGTGGATGCTATAGCTATTTGATTTAATCTTTCATGGAAGTCTGCCGCCTTAGTTATTTCATAGGTACTTGATCCATAATAAGCTGTAAGCTTATCTTGATAATCACGGAAACCATCAGCTTGCCATATATCCCAATAGGCATCATCATTATCTATAATAGCATGGGTAGCTCCTGTAAGGATCACTAGAAACATATTTAGTTTCCAGTTCCTAAATCTAGAACCACCTTCAGCTTCAAGGGCTGCTTTAATCTCAGGGATATTTGCCTTAAGGCTAACCCACCATTTAGGAATAGGTTTACCTGGATTACGCTCTTTAAATTCTAATTCTAATTGGTCAAATAATTCATCATCAATATGGGTTAAGTTATTACTATCTAAATTTATCTTAATATCTTGTAGAATTGATCCACTATATAATAGTTTAGTATTTAAAAGATCTCGCCCTGATACTAATATTTCTAAGTTATCAGCAAGGCCAACAGTATGAATAACCCTAGTACCCGCTGGTAAAATCCAGTATTGTTTAACCCTAGCCCCTAAAGGCTGTGCGCTTGTTCTATCTATTTTATCGATATCAACAACAGTAGCGGAATAAGTACCGGCAGGTTTAGGTGGTTCTAGGGGTTTGGATCTATTTATCAAGTATTCCTCACCCGATATTGAGTCAAAAACATCGTCTGCATATAAATCATGAATACGTTCTATAATAACAGGGCGATCAGTTACTACAGATGATTCTTTCCATAACACCCCTGCCATCTCGTGGTGTGATATATTCTCAATTAATATGGCCTCTATATCTTGCATAATACGTTCTATTTTTCTAATCCTTACAGCTGACCCAGGTTTATCAGCCCAAACATACTTATCATATGTCTCCCCTGTTTTTTCATCAACCAACTTTTGAATTACACTAGTTCTTAGGGCATCTGCTTCGTGTTTTAACTTAGCGTATTCCCTTAAATCATCCCCGTATAAATCCATAAATGCATCATGGCTAAGTTCTTTACCTTGTGCAGAATAGCCCATTTGGCCTCTAAAGGTATGTAAGTCTTCAGCAGTTTGACTCAGGCCCTTAGCAACCTCATCAATAGCTTTTTCATATTCCGCAGTAGATAGGTATTTAGATTTATCACGTTCAACAAAGATACTCTTAAAATCTTCTTCAGAGAGATGGTCGATAGGATCTGCATAGACTTTTGACCCTAATATCAATGTAGCAATCATCTCTAAGATATCCCAATCGTCCATAAGCATCTTAGTAGCTTTAGGGTAGGCAGTTTCTATTCCTGGGAATGGGTCATTAACAAATACATTAGAGGCCCCACCGGTAATAGCATGGGAGCCATAGGTATCACCAACCCTACCAAGGGCTTTACCTTCTACAAATACGTTTGGGGATCCTGCATCTAATGCTACAGTATGGGCCACACAACTATCACCTGATGGTAGGGTATGTGAACTAGTTAAATCTTCTTCTCTATGGGCTAATAAGCCTTCAATATAGACACTACTTGCATGGGTATCAGCTGTAGTTGTTCCATCACAGCCATGACCAGTAGATACTGGATCAGTGGTTCTTGCCGCCGCTGGCATAGGGAACTACTTAGTTTGAGCTTTCAGCGCGGTGTTAAAGGTCTTAATAAATTTCTTAAGTTCTTTATGCTTTGCTTTAAGCTCTTTAGAAATTTTAGGATCTACTGTTTGTACTTTATTATCTAGATCAAATGCTAATTCCTTAAGAGAGTCAGTAGCATTCTTCAATTTCAGTTTAAGTTGGGCCGCATAACCCTTATCGAGTTCACGCTTCATCTTCGACTTAGTCTCTGGAGAAGCCTCTCTTATATCTTTAAATCTAAGCATCTTTAAACCTCTTAAGTGTTTTCTTTTTCTTTAATGGCATATCTTTACCTGCAATCTCACCTGTCGCATCTGAACCACCAGCAGTCATATCTTCCCCTGTTAACTTTTTATTAGCAGCTTCAAGAGTTTTCTTGTTAGCATCTTCAATAGTTTGTTGTGTTGCTTTAGCCACTCTCTTTTCTTTTCTTAGTAATGAACGCTTAACAGCTTCTTTATAACCTTTAGTCCTACAATCAGTACTAACAGCTTCTTTTAAATTCTTCTTTAAGTCTTTAACTGATTTTCCAATAAAGATTTCGATGTTTTCTAATCTACCAATAATATCATTTATATTACCGCTTTTAACATCACCGTTTAATAAAGATAGTTTCTTTTTCAAATCAGATATAACTGATTTAGCATTAGCTGCTTCGCTTAATTCAGCTGAAACTGCTTCTTCTACTGATTCATATGTAGTAGCGAGGTCCGCAAGGCCCATTAATTTTTTAGCTTCTTTCTTACCAACTTTCATAATTAGTTTATCTAATTGAGTTGCAACTTGTTTAGCTGATCTCTTATCACCTTCAGCGGCTCTCATCGCTAATGATTTAAGATTCTTTGCCACCTTTTTATATTCAGGCTTACCTGCTAAACTAGTTAAGGCCTTAGCAATACCTTTCATATTCTCTTCAAGAGTTTCTTCATTCAATTGCTTACCACATTCAGGGCATTTACCAGTCATTTTAGAATGGTCTTGGCCACAATTTTCAGTTACCGCTGATTCTTTCTTATCACCAGCTTCAGGCTCTTCATTGTCTCCTTCCCAACCAGCATCAAGGGCATCATAGAATTCTTTCTTTTTATCCCCTTCTAACTCTGCTGGAGACTTAACCCCAAACTTTTTAAGCATTGTTTGGACGAACTTCTGATAGGCTGCTTTATCGCCAGATGCTTCTCTAATTTGTGATAATATTTTCATTTTTAAGTTCCTATTGTTCGGTGAATGTTGAGTTGGTTGAGTTGTGGCCATACTGTTTAGCTTTAATCGCAGAATTTTCTTTTTGAAGAGTTTGTAGCATTTCTTTCATATGGCGACTCTCTGATTTAATTTCAGCTAAGCCAACCATTACTTCGTTGTGCATTGAAGGCCAAGCATCAATAAAGGCAGTATTCTTTTCCACTTGCGCTTGCATATTGTTTTGTTTAGCACTAAGTTCTGAGGCCCACCAAACTGTTGATACTGTTTGAGCAAAGATAGCTAAAACTATTGCTCCAGCAGCGTTCTTAATCCATTGTGGTAGTTCTGCCTTTGTACCTTTCAAGAACTCCATGTCCTTATGCAGAGAGGCTTGACAACTCCTCATATCTCTTTTTAATATCTCTAACTCGGTTTCGAGTGAGTTGACCCTTTGTTCCATGAAACGTCCTTGAATACATTATAACCTATTTATATTTATATCTTTTTCTTGCTTGATATAACTTTTCCTAGCTTCAAGGTACCTATCCGGTCATTAGGTATATATCTCCATATATATCCACGCTCAGGATCATCACATCCAATTACCGTAGTTATTAAGCCGATCTTAACAATTACTGCAGAATGCCCATCTAATATAATATGATCACCCTCTTTAAAAGGGCCTGCGTATTTAAACAGTAAGCCATTAGCAATATCAACCGCTATATCTTTTATTAATAAGCCTATTATAACAATACCCATCATTGAGACGAAGGGCATGGCCCATTCGGTTATCTGGGAGGAGAATTGCTCAGGGGTCATTCGTCTATCACAATGCCCATATCTTCATAATCATCTTTAAGCCATTCAAGTTCTAATCTTCTATCTTCAGCATATAGGTCTTCAATATGATCTAAGACCTCTTGGCTTACTGCAGCTTCTTGATTAGGGGTTTCATCAACCGATGGGGGTGCATTATGGTCTGATAAAAAGCAATGATATAACTCATGGCCTAAAATCGCCATAGCTTCTCTATCATCCCATATCTCTGCAGGAATTATATGGATATAACAAACGTCTTGGCTATCAGAAACAACCGCAAATCCACGAACCCCAGAGCCTTCAGGGATAGGTTCCTTTTGCATATCATTAAAGGCTGAATTTAATCTATCTTGATTTGTATATGAAACTAATTTAACAATAACTTCGGTACGGCCGATTTCAATAGTATCCTTAGGACCATACTTCATTAAATCAAAATCATCTAAAGCATATGCATACTTACCTAACCCTGATAAAAGTACCCATAATAATCCTGCTAAACCTAAACCCTTTATAACATCTTTCATTTATTAACCTCCGTTAGTATTAATGCAATTCCAATTAGCAGTAAAGGTGTGCCAATCATCCATACAAGTATATATGCTAAACACTGGCACTTAACCCAGGTCCAAGAAGTAAAACATTTCTTCTCTGCTAAACAGTGGGTTAATCTACTGAACATTGACGAGAAGTATAATGACACTTAGTAGTAACACTACATTAACCATTATTGCTATGCCACACAGCATACACTTCTCTTTGTTCATTTTTAGCTCCTAGTGTTTATTTTAAAGTATCCTTTCTTTCGTCTTAATATAATCTTTAACAATACCTGATCTAACGATATCGTCAGTGGTAAACTTATTAATGTTAAACCATTTAGGCATGGCTGATACAATGTCAATAAATGACTTAATATCTTTTTCACCGTTTCGTGTGAAGTCCGTTTGGCAAGTATCTCCACAGTAAATAATCTTTGAACCTTTTCCTAATCTTGTTATAATAGAATCAGCTTCATGGGCCGTTAAGTTTTGAAACTCATCAACGATAACAATAGTCTCATCAAGGGTAATACCTCGAACGTACGAAGTAAGCATAAAGTCTATAATACCATTCTTCTTCATTAGGCCATACGCATCGCCTCTATTAAATAATTCATTACAAATACCAATATATGGTATCTCGTAAATAGCTTGTTTCTCCTCAAGGGTACCAGGGAGATGTCCTATATCTCTAGTGGCCACCGCAGATCTTACAATAACTATTCTTCGATAATTTAACTTGGTGTTAAGTATCTCCTCGAAGGCTTTATAAAGGGACATAAAGGTCTTACCTGTACCAGCGCTTCCGGCTAATACTTGGGATTTACCCCCTTCATAATTTTTAAAAAATGCATCTTGGGCATCAGTTAGTGGGTCAAATCCTACCAATTCTAAATGCTGTTTATTCATCAGGGCCTTAGCACTGATGATATTTTTCTTTTTACTCATTTAATCCCTCATAATTAATTATTTAGCTGAAGATTTCCAATCATCCCCGCGCTTTCTGTGGCCTTTCCAAGCGAAGAATCCACCTAACCTTAATGCATAATAGGCTAGATAGTTTATAACCTTAAAGCCATTAACATCAATATTAATGTCTCTAAAGATAATATCCATCTCTTTTTGTCTCTTAAGACCTGCGCAAGTCTTCTTACCCTTCCTCAATAGGGTTTGATACTTATATCCATAGTCGTGGACTAATCCACCAATTAGCAATACCCCCATAGGGCTTAACCAACTTCTAAAGAATTTAGGGACTGAAGCCCCATCGAATATAAATCCTTTAGGGATAACATAAGCTTCTCCGTTAATAACAAACTTATAATCCTTAATAATTTCCCACTTACGGGTAACCATAAGCCATGTCCATACTCCACCCCAAAAGCCTTTATCCTTTGTAGGAATAGCAATAGGCCTCATTACAGGCATCTCATTAGCTTTAAAGCCAATTGGAGTATGGCTGTAGGAGTGAACTAAGGAAACTATATATCCCACTAAAATGAGTATAGCCACCACGGTGAATTGCCAGAACTGTACTAGTAAATCATAAATTTCCATTGTCTTTTTCCCTAGCTAATTTAGCTTCGTATTTGTATTGTTCGTATCTACGTTTTCTTCTGGCCCTGCGCTGTACTGCCCATGGGGTAATAACAGTGGTGAAGGCAAAGAAGGCGATAGCGCCATATAGGATGAATTCTTTAAACTCACTCCACATATAGGCTACTAATTGTTTGTTTGATTTGATATCTTCTATCTTAGGTCCAGGCTCAGGTAGGACTTCATCTACTGCTACAGAAGCAACTAGATTAGCTATTGCAGGTACAGGCCCTGCGATGACAGATGTTACTGCGGTAGTAACTCCAGAAAGATTAAAGTAAATAATAATGTTAGAGCCTTCATGAACTTATTTATACACTATAGGTATACATCCATCAGTCCTTAGCTCTATTCTGCAGGCTTGGGGTATTCAGCTTTGACTGCGTCTAACGCATCATCAAGAGTAGTTGTGCCATTCTTTCTATCCCAGTAAGCCATGTCTGCTTGCTCTTCTAGTGAAGGGTATTTTCGTTGTCTCTGATACTGTGCATCTTCCCATTCTAGAACAAGACGAGCCTCTTCTATTATTAATAGTTCTGGGGTTTCAGAGTCACCTAAATTTAATTTAGCAACACCTTCTTTATCAAAAGGTTCACCATCTGGTCCTGTAATTAATACTCTCATGTTATTAAGTTCCTATGTATGTTAGATAAATTCTAGAGTGGTAAGTGTGGCTATGGTACGGATATGGATTACCACCACTAGTGAAGAATGCAAAGGATATCTTTTGTCCCACAGTATAGTGCTGTGAATGCGTAGGGTAGGCGGTATTCCAACCACCATTAGATGCTTTTAAGTAAGTATATTGTTTGACAACATCATCTACGAGTGTTTGACATCTCATAGATGAACCACCGTTATCATGCATCAGGACATGCCCTGAAACTTGATAATAACCTTCCTTAACTATAGTCAAGTAAATACCACTCTGGGTAACATAGTCAGCATTAGGTGCTATATAGTGACTACCTAAATCAGGATTAACCCAAGTACTACCTGCTTGAGAATGAGATGCGTCCATACCAGCAAAGACCACTTTAGAAGGTGACATATTATCGGAATTCCAGAACTTATGCCCATCACTGTGAAAGATATTCCCATTATAGGTTAAGTTAAACGCCTTAGTCGGGTTAGAATCATTACCACCCAATGCCACATACATACCAGTAGAAGAATTAAATTCAGTACCTGTTCCCCATCCAGAGGCATCTTTTCTTAGTCCTATATTTAGGTGAGTTCTATATCCAGATGCATATAATGCTTTTTGATGTATGATTGGCAGGAATGTGTCAGTTGAGCCTACATTCGTTTCTGGTACCATAATTGGTGCATTTGTCAGAGAAGTCAGTGTGGTTTTATCATAATCAGACGGTTGATCAATGCTCAATGTGCCTGTCATAGTTCCGCCAGATAAACTCAATTTACCTGAGATATCAGTAGGAGGACTCAATGCTACAATCTTAGCATCAGTCTCTGCTTTAGTGTATCTATCAGATAACACAGCATTAGCAGCTGTAGTAGCATTAGGGCCAGCAGCATTAGCAGAAGCTAGTGCAGCAGCGGCTTTAGCAGTCGCTGTTGCTGCATCAGTACTAGCAGTTTGTGCATGATACTTAGCAGACATTTCACCACCTGCAACAGCACCACTTAGCACTCTCAGCAGCAGACTGTGCAGCTACTGCATTACCTTTAGCAGTATCTGTAGCAGCCTTAGCTAGTAAAGCATCTGTCTTAGCAGTAGCAGCTGTTGTCTTAGCAGCTTCTGCAGCAACCTTAGCGTTCTCAGCTAATGTCTTTGCAGTTTCAGCATCTGTTTTAGCTGTATCAGCTAAACTCTTTGCAACTTCTGCTCCAGCCTTAGCTGCTTCAGCTGCTACCTTAGCAGTATCTGCTGAGGCAATCTTGCCATCCATATCTGTAATTCTACCTGTTACGGTAGTCTGTAGGGTTGTTGTGTTTGTTACTAATGCATTTACTGCATCTGTTAATGTACTCATTTAAATATTCTCCTATGGATGGTTAGTCACAATTTGGTTCTGAGCTGCTACAATAGCTGCTGCGTTACTCACCACCGATAATTCATTAGCATCCATACCAACTTCAAGCTCACCAAGAGTATCGAAGTCTGCGGATGCAGTACCTTTCAAGGTATTTATAATTGAATCTACTTGTACCTTATTATAGTATGGGCTAAGATCCGTTGGAGGACTTAAAGCTACTATTTTTACATCTGTTTCGGCTTTAGTATAATAGCCTGTTAGGTCCGTTGGAGGACTTAAAGCTACTATCTTAATATCTGTTTCGGCTTTAGTATATCTGTCGAATTTTGCTAATTGTCTTATTATGCTCATGTAGTTATTTATAGCTTTAAATCTTTAATAATTATATATAAATTGTGTTTAGCCGGTTTACAACCCGCATAAAGCATGATATAATGGAACCATGTTCACCAAGCCACTAGGTACTAACTATGACAGTATTAATGATACATGAAATGAATGAATATACCCATATACCATCAGGCCTGTGTACGTTTGATGATGGTTTATATAGCCAATACCTATATGGTAAAGATCTACCTAACGATAAGATCTACTTTATATCATCTAATGTTATATGTATACAAGAACAAAGTAGTGAGTTTATATCAGCACCTAATGCCCATAAGAAGTATAGAGATGGTAACACTGAGAACTATATGACCATACAACAAATAAAAGAATTAATTGATATGGGTATAGAGATTGGGGGCCACTCACATTATCATAAAGATGTATCTAAAATTCCTAAGTTAATTGATAAAGTTAAACATATTAAAGAAGATACTAATCTAATGCTAGATTGGTTTAAAACTAATTTAGACTATGTACCCACAAGTTTTTGCTTTCCATATAATGTAGAGCTTGATGGATTATATGCGGGGTTACTTAAACCTTATGGCTTCACTAAATTTTATGGATCTAGTCGAGTCGATATACCTGCTTAAATGCCTCGGCGCGGTGCATTCCAACTTGTTTGCCACGGTACATTGCTAAACTCTCCATTGATTCAACTGATCTAGCATCCGGATATGCATAGGTTTCTGTTGCATAAAACCCCATTACTTGTTGTTTCTTATAGATCTCCATACTAACATCTTTATATACATTAGGCTCGAAAGGAGCTCCTAACTGACCAAAGGCCCAATCTGTAGCGGATGGTAACTCACACATATATAATTCTTTAACCGAAGAGCCAGGCTTAGGTCTTGTAGCTACCATTACTAATTCAGCAACAAGGCGATGGTCCTTGTGGATATCTGATATATTATGGGTATAAACTGCACTTGGTTCTAAATCATTAATAACCTCTTCAATTTGTTTAAGGGTTTCATGGTATTCTAACTTACAATCGTGGCCTAAGAACATAATAGGCTTAGCCCCTAAGGTCATACAACTCTTTTCGAATGCTGCCATTCTACCTGTTGATACTTCTTCAGGTAACATCATGTCCTTTATTAGCTAATTGGTGAATCGTTCCGGCTGGGCCATAGGCCTCATCATCTGGGTGGGCAAATATAAAAACTACTTTCATAACATATCCTCAATAATATCATTCAATTCAAATTTAGGTTCATATCCTAACGTCTTAAGCTTAGCAATATCAGGAACCCTATAGTATATATCACCGTGCTCTTTAGAGAAGTCTCGCTCATAAGGACGATATACCATATTAGATGTTGTTGAAAGCGCCCCTAATACTGCCTTAGCTAATTCATTCATCGAGGTTGGGGTGCCATTACCTACATTATAGGTACCTTCAGCATCTTGTAATAGTATGAGAGCATCAATAGCATCTGTTATATGACAGAATGATCTTACTTGTTTGCCATCGCCATATATGATTAAGTTTCTACCTGCCTTAGCTGCTTCAACGAACCTAGGTAGAACCATGCCATAAGCACTAGATTGTCCAGGGCCTACAACATTAAAGAATCTTACAATAACTGATGGGAATGTAGAAGCCTTAATCATGAACTCTGTCATTAGCTTAGCACAGGCATACCCCCACCTTAATTTATCCGGAGATCCAATACTTAAATGGTCGCTTTCTTTAAACGTCGGGCCTTCACCGTATACTTCAGAGGTAGATGAGAATATAACTTTTGTTTGGGCTCTTTCGAATGCTGGGATTAACTTAGTCATTAAGTCAATGTTATTGAATAGAGTTGTTGATGGGTTCTTATCAATGTATTCTACTCCAACAGATCCTGCCAAGTAATATACTAAGTCTGCCTCTATTAGATAGATATCTAAATCCATCGTCGACACATCACCTTTAATGAAGTTAACCCCGTAATCTGGTATTACTGATGTACTTAATGAGTCAATGATTGTTACTTCATGGCCTTCACTTTTTAGCCGTTTAGCTAAGTGTGTCCCTATAAAGCCCGCGCCGCCCAGAATTAAAATGTTCATATATATCTCCTAATGTAATTCCCTCTACTTCTAAAGGCTTCAAATCAATCATTGCTGTTATAACATTACTTATATGGCTTATGTAATGAACCTGGTCAGGATCCTTTGGTTTGTAGGCATTACCATCAATACACCGTTGGATCAAGCTATCTTTGCTCATCCCTTTACCATATACTGAAGGTAGTCTATAATTAATCCCCTCAACACCAGCATATTTAAGATACAACTCCATAACCCTCTTGGCTGAATTATAACACACTTGGGCATTATCCCCTATAGTATCATTAGCCCCTATAGATGAAGCATTAATAAATTGCGCTGTGGGGCATATCTTCATAGCTTTACGCGTGCCATCGATTATAGTATCCATAACCCCTACAGGATCATCGTTAATAGCTTTAGTTGTGCTGGGGCACGCTAAATGATATATCCTATCGCATTCAGTAGGTTTAAATGATCTATTAATCTTAATAAGGGTCCATCCCTTATCTAATATGGCTTTACATAGGGCTTTACCAATAAAGCCTGAGTGGCCTGTAACAGCTATAATCATAGATACTTATCATAAATTCGAATTTTTAAATGATCTGCCTTGGTTAGGGTTAACGGGTCATTAGGTATATCATCAGCATAGCATTCCAGCTGGAATTTTATATCTGGGTACATATCAAACATATCTTTTAGTTTTGATATATTTTTATGATGTATTAATAGGATATATATTATGTCTTTCATATTAGGGTATTTTATTGTCTGCCCTAATTCTTCTACACAGTGGTAATATATCTTGTCAAATTGACCAGCGTATTTCTTATGATACCCTTTGGTAAAGAACAATCCATTAGTAGCTACTGACACTGCCCTATCCTTAAACGACTTGAATATATAATCGATCATATTAACATCTAATAAGGCAAACTCCCCGCCTGATAAAATAATATCATTCCCCTTTGTTAACACCACCAACCTATCGATAATATCATATAAAGTTAACCCAGAATTACGTAGATGATCTAGATCATTCACACTTGCTATAGTATTGTTACCTATCCTCGTACCACAATCACAATAACAGCAAGACCAATTACAATCTTGTGTCAAATATAGTAGGGATATATTTTTATTCGAAAGACTGCTGTTATCATCCCAAGCATCCCAAGGACCTACACCACCTATATAGAGTCCTCTAATAATATTATCAATTACTGATCCCATACTTCCCCATCAAACCCCAATCTAATAAATCTGGATCCATTAGCCTGTAATCCGTTCTTAACATCTCTTAAAAACTCTTTACGGGTGGCAGGGGTATATAAATCCATATCTAAGGCCTTACACAAGTCTTGGTCATCATCAACTAAGTGGCCTCGACCACATGCTGAATAACATCCATTTCTGCCCGCGTTAACGAATACAACTGACCCATAATTCTCTGCCCACCCCTTCACATTTAATTTCATTTGTTCATAGGCCTTATATAATACAAAGCCTGCAACACCATACACGATTACTTTCTTTCCTTGAGAAGCCAAGCCTGCAGCGATGTTAACCATGTTGGGTTCTTGTATCCCCATATTAATTGAGGGGCAATCGAACCCCCACATATCGCAATGTAATAGGATTACATCTGTGCGTCTTACAAATTTATTTAAAGTTGCTCTCATACCATTCTACATATTGTTTACCTTTAATAATTTTAATATGTTCCCTTACATCTAACTTATATTCAGGGGTTTTAGCTTTACCAAAGCCACTTAATATATGGGCCCAAGCTACAGCAGGGAATAACCCAATTTCCTTATATAATTTAACGTCAGCATCTTTATAGCCCTGCCAATAGTCATTATCCCTTGATGAATACTTATAATGGGCAAGAATAAAGTTGGTGATTACATCAAATTCATTATTGATACTAGTATTATATTCACCTTCAGTGATACCTCCGTCAATATATTCCTTTAACAAGTTAAGGGCGTGGGTCACTAAGTATAATCCTGTTGACTCAATAGGTTCAATGAAGGATGAAGCCAAGCCAATATAGAGTTTATTATCTTTGAGGTGGGTGGTATTTCTACCAGTAACCATATCAATCTCTCTTATATTATCGGGGACTACCCCTAACTTATCCTGGATATAATTAGTAAAGGCTTCTTTTACATCATACTTCCCATCATGCACATAACCATAAGCTATCTCATCGCCCAACGGTATATTCCATATCCATCCATGGTCCATTCCTTTAAATATTGAATAGGGTACCATCTGTTCTTTTTTATTTGTATAAGGATGGCGGAATACCAACGCTTTATTATTAGGTATCTTATCGGCGATTGATACAAATTCAGGGTCTGGCCCTAATAGATGCCGACCAAATCCAGTGGAATCAATAATTAAGTCATGACTTAGCTCCCCTAATGTTGCAGTGGTCCGTTTAATCTCAAGGTTATCGAAGGCCCCATATAATGTGTCCATATACTTTAGAACTTCAGTGGCCCTAAAGTGTACAGATATATCTTCATAGTCTAATATATTAGAAGGTATAGTGCCTAAGGTCATTATCCGATCGATTTCTCCTTCCCCCCAGCCATTGTTGCTACTGCCAAAGGGTAATCTAAATGACTCCCCCTCTTTATTAAAGTCTTCGAATTCAATCCCTAACTTTAAGGTGCCATTGGCATGGCGCATAAGATCCTCAGTGGTTATCCCTAAATCCTTTAAGAAGTTTGATACATCTGGGACCATAGCTTCTCCTACCCCTATAGGGTCATTAGCCTCTGGATAAATCCATGTTATCTTCTTCTTGGGATATTTCTTACAGAGGAAGAGGGTAGTTATATATCCTGAAGTTCCGCCACCAACGACCGCAATTGTTCTGATGTTTCTATTTTCTTGTAATGCCATAATTTATTATCCTCAATCATTGTTTGAACCCCATTACCTTTAATAGTATTCAATATAAAAACCTTTGGCCTTGATGCCATGCCAAAGTTATTCAAGTCATATTCAACATGCCAGTTATACGCTTTAAACATATTTATAACCGGATCTACATTTATAATATCAGAGGTATTACCAACCACCTGAGAGTTATTATAGTCAATCGTTAACATAATATTCTTTAGTTGATGTTGACCTATAAACTGAATAGCTTCTAAGGTATTACCCATTTGTAAGGTCGCATCGGTTATATTAACCCATACTAATTTATCAGAGGCCATAGCAATACCAGTCGCCACCCCTAAGGCATTACCAATAGTCTCCTCTGAATAATCAACGAAAGGTATCTCATCGTGTTTAAGCCCCATTGATAGTGATTCTATATTATCTAAGAGCCCTAATTCTTTCCATATTAAATAATATGCTTGGGCCCCAAAGGGTTTACCTATTACTATGTGGTCATCAGGGGTTACTAGCTTGTCATTAAATAGCTCCCACACATAGTCCAACATAGATAATGCTGAAGGTATATGGCTTAACCCTTGTTTGTAGCTGTATTCAAGTAATTTCTTTTTCATTTTTCTACTTTCATTGAAACAAGATTAAAATGACATTTATCCTCTTGGCATATAATATTTCTCTTGTTAAATAGATGTTTATAATCTTTATCGAATATATTACCAAGGGTATCGGCTTCATTGGTAAAACAACACATTGTTATATTACCATCTTTAGTCACCTCAAATGCCCTAACTGAACAATTACGACCTTTATATCGTAATTGTTCAGATTTGTACATATAGTATTTACCTTTATTATAAGGCATTATAGTACCATCTATATCATATTGAACATCCATCCTGTTCTCATACTTTTCTAACTTATTTAAGTTAGTCATCTCATAGGCCAGTGCAATATCTTCTGAATCATCTAATATTATAGGAAAGATTGAGATCCTAGTAGAGTCTAATAGTTCGTATAAGAATGGAAAATTATTGATGTATTCAGGATATACAAATATGTATAATGCACAATGATTAAATTCCTGTTCTACAAATACAAGATTATTTTTAAATTGGAGTTTGTTTAGGTGTTCCTGATGTAATGTGATGTTTATTTTAACATTATCCCCAAGTGATATTAAAGGAGATAATTTTGATTTAAACATAGATGGGTCATGATCAGAATGTGTAAATACCGATAGTTTATGATATGGATGTTTATTATCAATAAAATATTGTATGATCTCATTAAACCCCTTATGTAATAGTACCTCACCACCTATTAATTGTATTATAATCCTCTTGTTATCCATATCCATTATTCTGGCTAACCCATCAATAATATCCTTAGTATTATTAGTAAATCTTTTAGGTGTTTCTTCATCTATATTATAACAGTATGAACATGCTTTATCACACATAGTAAATAATTCATATTCAACTAGGGTATAATTGTCATTAAATGCATTTATTGTTTTAATATTATCAGGCATATTTACACCAAATATCTCTCAAGTTCACCCGTATAAGCCTCATCTGTTAATTCTCTACCTATTATCTTAAATGACTGCACACCTTCCCCTTTAAGTCTATTAATATTAGCTGTGTCTATATCCATAGTATCTTGTTTAGACTCAATATCAGGGTCAAATCCCTTAATCCAACACCCCTCTATCTCCTCCGAATACGCATTACCTTTTGTATTCTCATCAGCTATAGCTTTAAAGTGTTCATCAAACCTTTTACACTTCCACACACAAGTGTCATTAACCATTACTTCCCACTTAGTACGATCTAATTCATCAGCTCTTTTATCAAACACATGTTCAAACCTAGGAACAATCCAATCATATACGGATTCTAAGTGATGGTACACTTGAATATCTATATCCTGTAATGGTATATTAAGGGTACCCATACCTGTTATAGAATAGATTAATTCATACTTAGGATAGTTCTTTCGAATGTATTTACGTAAGCTACTATTAACTAAGATTATTGCATTACCCTCTCTATGGAACTTCGCAAGAAGACGGTTGCCCATATCATCTGTCAAATCTATATTATGATTAGTAAATGTTAAAGCTATCCCTACCCCTTTAGAGTAATAGTAATTCATTAGGCCTTCTGAGTATTTAATATCCCTATTGATCCTACCGCCATTCCATTTACACTTATTAATACCATCATATACTACTATATCAGCATCTCCTTTATATTTAGTTAATGCTTTAAATATAGGAAGAGTCCTTGAAAAGGCACCTGCTATTAAATATCTCATATATATTCCATTACATTAAAAAGCACTTGTCATGGTTACATATTCCTGTATGGTTTTCTCTATAGCAACAGTTATATAACTGCATATTAGGTCCATATAAGAAATATTTGTTATCATATAAACAAGGCTTACCACGTGGATTATAATTCTCCCATAGATCAGATCTGTATTGGCCTAGCTTTTTCACTGTTTCAAATGATATGACTTTGTTCCAAATTTTATTGTGTCTCATAGTATTATACTCTTCAAGGGTCTTTCCTGATACACCATCGCCAAAATCAGCTATTGGTGTTAAGTATGTATCACCAAACTCTTTAATATCTATATAGTAATTAATCGCCTCTCTTCCAGTGTACATCACATCTATAGTTTTAATCTGTACGTTATCCGGAACCTTTTTAAAACACTCCAATATTACCTTACGAGTTACTTCAGTGGGGTGTACTGATACATTAATCTTGAATGGTTCTGTAATTCTATTCATCACATGGACAGACTTCTTCGATAGGTTTGTTTGTATAACAAAATCAACTTTATATCTATTAAGGGTTTCAATGATGCATTCTATCTGAGGGTGTACGAAGGGTTCCCCACCAAATACAAATAGCTCTGCGTCATATGTTTCAGATATCATTTTAACAAAGGCCTCTATATCATCTCTAGGTAATATAGTCTTATCTAGATTAGTACAATAGAAACAATCATAATTACATTCTAAGGTTACTTCCCATTCAACGATCATCATTTATATCCATATAATCATAAATATCGTTATCATTCATTCCAGAGTGAGTTAATGGCCAATTAATTATAGGATCTTTATTTAATATATCAATGTCATACATTATAAACTTATCTGAGCCTACCAACTTCGCAATATTACCTCGCCCTAAAACTATAGGTACAATATCATTATTAAATACATTTAATAAGGTATGCATATTATTCTTATATTCATCCTCTGAATACTCTATAATATCATACATTTTAAATACAAAGAAGTGATCAGTTTCCTCTAATAACTCCGGAAGGTACTCTTGTCTAGAGTATTCGGAGGAGCCTATAAATTTAATTAACTCTTTTGCTTTTTTCGAATTATACTTTAGAACATCTTTTGGGGCTCTAAATCTTTCAAAAGTAAGAGGACATCTCTTTTTTAATTTATCAAAATAACGAAATTGATAAGCAAGAGTTGATTCTATATTACGCCGTAGTTCATTCTTTAGTACATATTTTTTACCAGAAATTACACAATTATATGTAAACTTGTTTTCATGAGTTCCTAAAGGAATAATCGATCTTACGTCAACTAAAACTCCTGTGTCTTTATATAGAAGTTTTGATACTTTATTGTTAAAATATAGTGTTTTCTTTATACTAAACATCTCAGGAGATAGCCCCTTAGACATTATACGTTCCCATCTCCTGTATAATTTTTCCTGGTCAATCAATACTATTTAACCAATACATCATCAGTCGTATCGTAATTAAATTTAATCACATCTAGGTTGTAACTAGTATCTAATGGATATACCACCGACATCTTTGAACCACTAAATTTACATACAAATAGATCAGTTGTATCATTACTATAATTTAGGTGTGTCTCACTAATATTCTGAATATCACCGGCGTCATTAATCATATAGTCGTTAATACCGACACTAGGATAAAATTTCCATTCACCATCAGCGTTTAAACCAGCTAAAATCTTAGTACGCCCTTCAGGTGTTAAGTCAGATTCAACTAGGGTTCTATATCCAACTAATGCATTTTTAATAATAAAGTGTTCGGTTTCTTCAATTACATTTTTATTAATAAACTCATAGTATTTCTCGCGAACATAATGTTTGTTATTCATTGAATAATACTTCTTACCCTCTATAGAAGGGCCGCTAGGTTCACTAGATTTTATTCTAATTTCACCACTGAACTTATTCTTATTATATAAAAGTTCTCTATCTGTAAATGCCGTTGCAGATTCAAATTGTGCATCTATAGCTTTCTTGTAAATATACTTTTTCCCTTGATACATGAAGAAGTATAATGGTTTATTAGTATGATAACTAGTAGTCATTTCCCTAGGATTAAATCCAGTCAAAGCAGCCATTTCCTTAATAAACTTATTTGTTTTTTTAACCTTCTTTATATCATTAATTGTTTTAATTTTCATCTACATATCCCTTTATTTACGCCCTACTAGCTTTTTTAATTTTAAAACTTCTATCATAGCATTTTACATTCTATTTTCTTTTGGTTTAATCCAGTCTCGCCCATGCATGATGTATTCACGCAGTGTAATTTATTAATATTTATATCTGATGTTTTGATGTTTGCATGGGGTAATTGATAATTGCATTCTGCGTGTATATTGCCTTCATAATCAATATTGAAACATGCCATAGTACATATAACATCCTTTTCAATGTACCAGTTATTGTCGTGTATCTCTTTCATTGAAACCATTTCACCATTAAACGGATACCTCTTTATGTCTTTATAATTACTAGTTTTTGATGTTATTAACTTGTAAAGCTCTTTATCTACAAACTCAAATCCATCACCACCATCATTCACATCGATCGAAGTCGTGTTAATATTATGCTCATCACAAAACTTAAGTAACAGTAGTATATTAGATATATTTATATCTTTTTTAAATAGTAGTATTGTTAATGTAACATAATCGGTTATTTTACCAAATGCTATTAAGTTTGTTTTTAATTTATCGATAGATTTAATGCTGTTGTGGTACGAGATTACGAAATGTATCTTAGGGTTATAATCTAAATTAAGAATATCATTATTAAGAATTGTAGCATTAGTAGTGATAGTTATCAATTTAAAGTTGCTATACTTATTTTGTAACACAATTAGCTTCTCAACAAATGCCCTTAGGCCTTTAAATAATAAAGGTTCTCCTCCTAATACGTCAAATTCAACGGATAGATCCTTATACTTCTTTAAGAATCTCTCGAACTTCCTAAGTACCATGCCTTGTATAAACAAGTTACCTTTCTTTTTGTTGTCAAGCTTATCCAAGACATAACAATATTCACATCGCATATTACAATTCATTGTTATATCATATGATACGTAAGCGTCAGGCGGAGCGACTAGTTTTTTAATATCTAGTTTTTTAATTCTTTGCATATTTTTAATAATCCATCACAGTTACATGTTGTATGAGGGCACTTAGTTGGTATTACCTCTCCAAGGTTTTTAAAGAAGTTGAAGTTAGTTATTAAGTCATCACGTTCCTCAAAACAAAACCTATTGACTTCTCCCTTATAGCTTATCTCATAGTTATTATTATAACAATCCCACCCAGTAAATGAGGTCTTCTCATTATTAAATATGGTATAATCATTATATGTAGTTCTCTCCCCATCATTCTCAAATACAAAATACTCAGGGTAGGATTTAAATCGTTTAAACTCTTCATAGAATTCTGGGGTGTACTGATGTAGTCTATGGACATTACCTTCATCATATAAGAAGTGCGGATGAATAATTACCCCCTCAATCTTCTCTAACTCATCCACGAACGCGTGTATCTTCGGCCAAAGTCTTTCATCGGGGCTAAGCATTACATTAGCTTTACACTTAAACCCCTTTTTTCTTATAATACGAATGTTTTCTAAGAGTCTTTCAAATCCTTCCCCATATCTTTTTTCATATTCAAAGTGAGCACTCCATAAGAAGTATGTGTTAGGATAATACTTATGGTTCTTAAACCATTCATTACTCTTAATACCATTAGTGGTAATGTATAACCTGCCATCCTTATGTTTAGATATGGCGGCATGGGCTAAATCAAGTAACTCTTCATATCTTGGATGTATGGTAGGCTCACCCCCGAGTAATCCTAAGAATATCGGTAATGTACTATTAGCCATATTCATCATGACAAGTCTTTGTCTTGCCCACGAGTCTATCTTACCCCACTCATCCCCGTAGTCTTTTATAGCATAACAGTAAGAGCAAGCTAAGTTGCATTGGGTACTTACATCCCAATGTACATATAGTCGTTGCATCTTATGTTTTATATCATATTGTCTTTGCATATTCTGGGAAGCTTATGTTATCCTTTCCATCCGTAGTTTGAGTGAATATTGGTTTATTAATGAATGAAACATCTGTGATAGATTCATACAAGCACCAATCATTGTGTATATCATTACCTATAGGGAATTCCTTCAAGTCTTTCTTCTTAAACACTAATTGAGATAATTGAAAGTTCTCTTTGAAGTCTGGCTTGTGTATAAAGTATTCATAGTATAACTTGATATCATTTTCAGGTAAGTATTGAAATACTGTATTTCCAGTTAATGGTTCAACCATATCCCAGAAGTTATCAATAACGTAATCATCATCTTCGCTGAAGTATATAAACTCCCCTTGGGCTTTATCGAATAAGTGTTGATATGTCTTAGATAGATCATTGTTCTTCTCGTAGTAATATGTTGCCCCTGCAATCTCTTCAATATCATTACTATCATTATTAACAAGTATCTCTGCCCACTTGGGCTTATTCTTTAGTAAAGCACCAATACACCTCTTAAATAGTTCCGGCCTGTTATGAGTTAACACAAGTATGGATATCTTCATAGTTCTATATTAAGATGCTTACGTAGTAGTGATGACCTCTTGCCACATATAATCTTACAGAAGTCGTAATCACCGTCCTCAATCTCTTCATACCCTTTATTCCATTCATGACCTTTAAGGGTTAAGTGTTCATTATAATGACAACATGGAGATACCTCACCATTATAATTAACAAACACCATCTTGCCTTTTGTCTCACAAACAATAACATCTTTATCTATATTATTTAATATATCATATGTTTTAATGACATCGTCTCTAGGTCTTATCTCAGTATCGCTTTGAGAAGAGTTAATGATTCGTACACCATCAAACATCTTAACAAATTCTGTTATATCTTCATGTTTATTATGATCAAACTCTATGTATTGTATTATACCTGAGCCGAAAGCTTTATGGTTATCTAATACTCTTTGAAGTGAACCCCCCACTCTATATATCTCATATACTTCTTGTGTTATACCATCGATGGCAAATCGTACTTCATCATTACAATCTAATACTTCAGATAATTCTTTCCACCATTCAGCAGTTCTTGTGCATCCATTAGTACTTAATACAATGTTAATGCTCTTAGATTTAATATATTTACACAACTCAATGAACTCAGGATATAACGTATGTTCACTCCGTGTACCAATAAAGTATATTATCGATGGGTTATATAAGTCAATTATATCAATCCATGCATCTAAAGGCATGTACTTATCTTTACTAGAATGTTTAGACCTATTACATAATGGGCATGATAAGTTACACGCATCAATTAGATCAATCTCTATCTCCACTTCGTGAACTCCAATCCATCATAACATTCTTTGTTTAAACATATCTTAGGATCTGAATCTGGTACGTTCTTCCTACCATTCTTAAAGTCATCATTACATCTGTACACGTTTAACTCATGATCTATAACAAGATTCTTTGTACCACACTCACACTTCATGAATCTGAATTGCTTATGGATATCATTAGCTGACACCTCAGCGAAGTTCATCTTAACATTGTCTACCATAAAGTTAAATCCATCTTCATAGTATTGTACTAACTCAGGATACTTATTAACAAAGTATCTGAACTCAAATGATTTAATATCTAGAACTGTTGGATACTGTTGAGCTTCTGGTGTGCCTGATACTCCACCACCGATCTCAGTGAATCTCAACTTAACCTTGTCAGGATAACCATCAACCAATGTATTGAACTCCGATAAGAATCTTTCTTCATTGATATAATCTGTATTAAAGAAACATAGACCTAAAGCATCATACTCATTACAGATATCCATCTTCTCCTTGAATACTTCAACTCGTTGTTTAGTTAAATGATAACTACTACAAATATCTATTGTATGAGTATCTGATTTAATCTCATTTATCTTCTTCAAAAACCGGGTGAGCCTAGCTCTGTTTACGCTCATATTAGTTTGTGTTTGAATGAACAGTCGCTTCGCCGGGTATCGTTTGATTATGGCATAGTGTAGCTCCTCCCATCGCTTATATAGAGTTGGCTCACCCCCATAAAAATATATGAAAATATTATCCTTATCTTTAATAGCTTCATGAAGTATATTTAACGCGTCATCGTGCATCTCAGGAGTCCAATCACCAGCATCATTATCATACTCTTCACAGAACCAACAGTTCTGATTACACCTGAATGATGGCTTCATAGTAACCTTCATATCAAAGTCAGGATACTCATTGGTTTGTATTAATTCAAATCTATGCATAATAGTAATTTAAATCTTCTATCTTAGTAGCAGCCTCAGGGTATACATCTATATCCTTTATCTGTTTTTCTACTCCATCACATATATAGAAGTGTTTACAATCAAAACACTCTTTTGTTTTGTAATAAGATCGTAGTCTATTCCCCTTAGCTGAATCAAACAAAGCTTTAACCTTATCTTTCTTGTATTCAGTAGGATCTATTGTATGATCGTACACTGCTATGTTCCAGTCTTTAACGTCGTATATATGCTGGTAGTATCCAACCACATACCTCTCGTATCCTTTCATGAAACAGAATGGAATGTATCTAACGTTGATCTCTTCAATGTTTAATGAATCGATAGCCTTATGGATATATGGAGAGACCTCAGAATAGTTTAAAGCGCTCTGCTGTCGTGCATCATCCCAATAATTTAAAGGAAGGAAGTTAACTTGTAATGGTTTAAGCTCGTTCATCATCTCTACGAACTGATCTAAGTGTTTATAGTTACTCTCTGTTATCGTACAGTTAACACGTACAACCATATCAAGGTCCTGAGCATTCTTAATTGCTTTAATGATATTCTTGTATGCATGTGTCCTGCCAACCAATAAGTCATGTGACGCGGTGTCATACCCGTGTACAGAGAATAGAATCTCCCTTAGCCCATGATCATATGATTTCTGGATGAAGTCTTTCTTAGCAAATTTAAAGCCATTACTTAAACATGATAGGTATAAACCTTTATCCGTACAGTAGTCTAATATCTTAAACCAATCCTTATGAATAGATGATTCACCCCCAGATAAGTCCAATTCTGTTATACCACATTCAATCAAGTAGTCAATACGATCTTTAATGATATCGAATTCTGTCTTAACATCTAACTGAGTCTTATAATAACAGAAGTCACACTTATAATTACAGTGCGTGCCTGTATCTAGCTTAGCTCTATTGTTAATAGGTCTATCATAATCAAGGTTTAACTTGTTACTTGCTATATTATAATCCACACGTATTCCTTATGATATCAACAATCTCATCATCTTCTTTAAGAGATATAGAATCAAAATCATTCTCAATATCTTGCTTCCTATAGTACAATCCTTTATCTTCTTCTAAGTAATTGATCTCATATATAACTTCTTTATTATAGTATTTACATTCAGCGATGAATCTAGGACTACAATCAAACTTCCGCGGCACGGGCGTATACACGTATGTATTGAATTTACTGAAGAGATTGGTTACTGGCATCTCCAAGAACTTAAACCTCTCATCTAAATCACTTCTGGTGTTCTCTTCATTACTTAACACTATAAAGTCTTCATCATATTTACTTAACAACCCTTGGTACATATCATTATCGATGTCCCTACAGTTTTTAGTACCATACAACAGTATGTTATCATCAGCCTCTGTAATATCTTTAAATCTACTGAACAGCAGCTTCTTCTTATAGTTTATACCATTACCCTTAACCGGATCGTATACCCTATCGTCTTGTAACACATAAACATTATCTTGTGTTATCTCTTTGACTTCTTTATCCCCACACGCAAACATAAGAATATTATCGAATAACAAGGTGTTGAGTTTTATAGATCGGGTTCCGCCATCAGTAAATAAGATGTTGTTCCCTTTTACCAGTCTTGGTCTATTATAGAAGAGGGTGTTGTCCTTGTATATTTGGATTTCATCATCACTAAAATCATACTTATCTCTTATTGCAGATTCGAATGTTTCCCAATCGATGTCTTCACAAAACATAATACCCACATTAAAGTGGTCTTTTAATAACCAGAAATATTCAATGACTTCATACGTATGGCCACATATTCCATGATTTGCACTACTCCAAGAATATGTTAGAACTAGATCATACTGGCTTAACTGTACTATTTTTTTCATCATATATTTTTTGTTGTAAAGCCCTATCAACTAAACCAAAGAACTTCCAATACCTACAGAATCCCATATAATCAACGTTATACTCTGTCCACTTCTCATCGAATGTCTTCTTCTGAGATTTGTCATAGTTGATCACTTCACATCTAGGGCAGTTAGTAGCACTACACGTTTGACAGTCTAATGGATCGGTATGGTCCTTTCTAATGTTGTTTATCTTCTCTGATGATTTCAGTATATTATCTAGAAATACATCATCAGCATCATTAATATTAGCAATCTTAAAAGCTTCTTTAGTTTCATCATCGGCATAATTGCCAGCATGACATAAGTAATAGTTACCATCTACACTTAAACAACCCATAGTAGATCCTACAGCACATTGACCCTTTTGACCATCAAACCAACTTAACAACCTAGGTTTATCCTCTTTACTTCGGGCTAACTCTAGTTTAGCAATACCCACAACAGCTTCCTTGAAGTCCTTGAAGTGTACTTCATCTGTTGAGTGATCTTCATCAATTGTAGGGGCATATGATATACCATTAAAATCAAATCGCTCACTTAAAGTATTACTTAATTCATTAATATCTTTCCAAGAATCAATCATATATTTGAAGTCTTGATGTCTAATAGTACTCTTTACCGTTGGACTAAATCCATTCTCATGGAACTTAGTAAGATTCTTAATAACTTTATCAGCGGTAGGGTTTCCCTTTGTATCAAATCGTGTTAGGTCATGTACAGCTTTGCCATCATAACTAAACTGTAATGTAAATCTATCTACGATATCAGGCCTCTTAGCCTTTAAGCTATCAAGGTACTTGTACAATCCACGTACATCTAAACCATTGCTATATGTAAAGAAGGTAATCTCTGGGTAGTTAATGAATTCATCTACTATCTGTTTTATCATCCGCATATTCATAGATGACTCCCCACCCCAAAACGCGAAATGTATTCCCCCATACTTTTCTGTAAAATCAGGGTATGTTAGCATCAACTTAGCTTTTTCTATAATATTAGGGATGTAGTCGTTTAGATTACGTTTATCTTCTAAGTGGCCACCTATGTTTTCGAAACAATAGGTACACCTCATATTACATAACTGTGTAGTCGTTACTTCAAAACAATATTTTTGTTTCTCAGGGTTCGGGGTGGCCACCGTCTGTGCAATTGTAGTTAAATTATTTTCTAAAAACATTATATCATCCCCGCAATTTCATCAATACCGTCTTTATACTTATCATTAATTCCCCTCTGCACCTTCAATCCTACTTCAAGGTCTTTATTCAATGCAAACATATCATAAGCAATTTCATAAAGAGCTATCTCTAATCCTTTAGTTTCACTTAATGGCATATCTTTTAAAATATTGCCAGCTTCAACAATATGTGAAGTGGCTAATAACAAGTCATTCGATATTTTTTCTAGTTCTTTTTGCATTCATATTCCTTATATAATAAAATCTTGTAACATCACATCGCCCTCACTTAACCAGTAATTACCTAACCCATTTTTCTTTATATCTTCATTCCTATAATATATACTATCGTTATAGTTATTATTATATTGTACTACCACCTTCTTATTATAAAAATATGATTCAGGGATTAACCTATTATTCTTGTCCCTTCCCGAATGATAATAATACAACGCACTAAAGCTTTCAAATAATTTAGTATGTGATATGTTATTTTGCTTACTCAGCACCACTTCTTCGGTGATACCCATACCATTAACAATAGTATTTATATCAGATATTTGGGGTGAACTTATGAGGGCGGCATCTGCAGATGCTAAGATAGACTTGAATATATCGAAGTTTAATTTAAGATATGATTCTTTATCATATACTTGGTATTCGTTATAACTCCCGTAATAGGTTATGTTCTGTCTATTAGACCTAACATTATCATGGGTATTATTTGAATAACATAGAATTTCTTTAGATGTATTATTAGTGAACATGTATAGTTCTCTAAATGTTCTCATATCAAGAAATAAGGATTTGTGATATACAGTCTTTTGTAAGTCTGTTCTTTTCTTAAGTAGTACAATTTTATCTAAAAGCTTGTGGTCAAAATTGTATCTTTCTTTGAATATACTCTTTATGAATTCAATATCTGCTTCTGTTGCATCAAAAATAGTAAGAGTAGTATCAATGTATTTGTTAGCAAATACAAAATGCTCAAAGCAATAAAAAAGAGTGCCATTCACCTTTTTATTGCTTATAAAATAATATATTACATTATTCTGGATTATCTTGTGCCTGGTGTCTAGCGATAATTTGATTTTCATTTTGATCATCCAGCAATTCAAAATATTTAATAGATACTGCTGAAACCTCTAAAGGATCTTCTAATACTTTAACTTCTTCTTCATACTCTTCAATCTTCTTCATTTTCCAGCTTAGGATGTTAAGTATATCCTTAGCTTCCAAGTACGTTTCTAATTTAGTAATTAATGCATCATCTCCAGTTTCTAGAATTTCGATATATTTTTCTTCTTTATTGCCATTATGTATTGCATACCCTGCATCAATAAGATAATTATTAATTTCAGTAAAGTTATAGTATTGTATAATATTACCTACTAATAGTGATTCAGTAAACAAATCATGCAATTTACTTCTACCTAAAATTACTTCAAACTCAGCAGGCGTTTGTGCTTCTCTAATTCCTATATCTTCTGGCATTATTTCTCTATTAAGTCCTTTAGGTATAGCACATCTTTTACCTTCCCTTAACAAATTTTCAATCATTTCTCCTGCCGCGGCACTAAGCTTTTCATATTGAACCCCAGGTTCAAGTAATACCGTATTATTTGGTACAACATCGATCACTTCTAAAACCCCATTTACATCTTTAACTGATGCTAAACTATAATTTATCATTTAATTTCCTTCTAATATTAGTAGTAATAACTGTTACAGTGTGAACTATAACACGTACAGGCGGTATGTGAACCACAGTCGGCATGACACACACAATCTTTCATTTTCTGTATTAATTTATTTCTTAAATCCACTATTGCGCCAGCATACGCGATTACGCCATTATAATCTGTATTATTTATATTTCCATGAGCACGCGGATTAGATGCAGTAGTCCAACCAGTTGCTGTCGACCATATGCCAGTGACAGATGTACCAGCAGTTAATACTCCTCCATCTGTTTTTGTTCTATTATATTGTCGCGTAGTTGTGCTAATACCTCCGGGTCTAGTTGAATTTACTGACCCATAAATGTCTTCTAATCTATCTCTCACGCGTTCAATATCAGCATCATCCATATGACCCCCCGCAGCAAAATAAGCTTTTTGAGATGCTGTATTGTTAGGCAAACCTCTAGCTTGCCTTTCAGCTTCTATATCTGTGACTAAAAGTTTCCAGCTCGCGGCTGTAATTGTATTACCAGCGACCACGGCCGCTGATGTTACACTCACATTAGTACGCCTAGCCCTGTATACTGAACACGATATTTGATAAGCTGGCGCGTAGATCCACGTATGAGTTATGCAATAGTTTGTGCTAGTTGTTCCCATTATTTAAACCTGTTTTTATTCATATAGGTATTTATACTAATTATTTTAGGTTAAAGCCTTCATTTAACTCCAATACTTTTTCCAATAATTTAATATCATATTTATCTACTAAGGCCTTAGTATCCTTAGGGAAACACTTACCGCCAAAGCCGCGCTTACCGTCAGGGCCTGGCACTTGGAAGTGATGGGTTCCCATCCATGGATGTTGGGCTAATATCCCTGTTACTTCTTCCCAATCATCTTTACCAATAACATCATACATCTCATTCATATATGTTACCTTCATTGCATAGAAGGTATTCATCATATATTTAATATGACTTGCATTTGCCACTGACGTAAGAAACCTTTTATCTGTTTTAACTATAGAGTATTTATCATATAAATCAAGGAGCTCTTCCCCTCTATCCCCGCCTATAATAAGCATAGGGGGATTGATGAAGTCTTCGAGGTGGGTTCGTTCCGTTAGAAAC